TCGTTTCCACCATTGAATACGATATTTGAATTGATGGCAGCAAAGTTTTTCAGCACATCACGGGTTTCATTAGACAATTTCATAGTTTAGGACTCACTTTCACTTTGTAGTTATTTAGTTGGTACGATGTACCAAAATCCATTTCAGCTTGACCATTTTCCCACTCAGGGTGGTCAACATCGTGCTGATGTAATGCAATGATTGCATAGTGTAAGATCTTCATGAGATCTTTCCGGTTTGCACCATCTTTCTTTCCATAGCGTTGGGCGTACTTGAGAACATTCCCAAGTGCAAAGCCCATGCCATGTCCACAGTCGATGATAAACTCTGTGGATTGAAACTTGTTTTTAGAGTAGTGACCTTGGTAGGTACTATCTATATATTCCTTTAGTTCTGAAACTAAGGGACCTTCGTTAAATTTATATTCAACACTCATTACGATACCTCATTAATTAGATTGTCGAGTTCGTCTACAGGGTTACCCATCATCTCATCAAACTCAGATGGAGTGGAAGAAGTTACAGAAGCATCAACCTTTTCATACAGGTCAAGGAATGCTGTCTTAGTATCTTCGTCAAACCTATTGACACACAACTCAATTGACTTAAGTCGATCACCAAAGATCGAGAAAGTTTGTACGATATGGCAAAGCCTACGAGTAGAGATGAGATCATCAATACCTCCATCAAGGAAAGTCTTGCGAATAGTCTCTGACCAAGTGACCAGAGTTTCAGCAAAGGCTTCGTCGGTTTTACCGAACTTGTCCATATGCTTCAACACAATCTTCTTTTCGATATTGGTTGATGGATATGGTTGTTCCATAGTAATCGTAAACCTTTCAAGGAAGGCTTCATCAATGATGTTAGCTGCAATGAACCTACCATCATCAGAACCTTTACCTTTAGTATTGGCTGTAGCGATTACGTTGAAACCATTGGCTGGGGTTACAACCTCGCCAGTCTTCTTGATGAGAACTGGCTTACCTTCAAGTACACCTTGAAGACACATGATCTTGTTAGAACCACGATCAAGTTCATCGATAAGAAGGATTGCACCTTTCTTCATAGCCTTGATAACAGGTCCTTCGGCAAAAACCGTTTCACCATTAACAAGCCTGAAGCCACCGATGAGATCGTCCTCGTCGGTTTCAGGTGTGATTTGAACACGAATGTACTGGCGTTTTGCCTTAGCACAACCTTGCTCAACCATGATTGTCTTACCGTTACCGGATAGACCAGTAATGTACACAGGATAGAAAGCGCCAGAAGCAATGATAGCTTCAACGTCGCTGAAGTGACCCCAACGTACAAAGTACTTGTCGAGTTCAGGTACGAATATTTCATCGTTCATAACTGATTGAACGTTTGTAGGCACCTTTGACTCCTGAGGTTTGGACTGACCTTCGAACGGGATAACAAGACCCGCAAGGTTATATACACCATAGCGAACTTTGGTGCCAGCGTCGAAGATCTTATCGACATCCTTGTGAGTGCATCCCAACTGGTCAGCGATAATTTTAAGCTCAGGCTTACGAAATTCCTCCTTACCAGGATAAACTTCTGCAACCTTTTCCATGATTGCGCGCTGAGAGAAAGAAAGATTGTTCATAATATAGTCTCCATCATCTAGTTCATTTTCCATTCTTAGATATATTATACCACAGTTTTCTGTAAATGTAAAGGACTTTCTGCAGTTTTTTTCATTTTTTTTCTCTTTCTTTGGTCGGGGCGAGAGGATTCGAACCTCCGATCTCCTGGTCCCAAACCAGGCGCTTTACCAGGCTAAGCTACACCCCGTCTTGGTGCGAACACCCGGACTCGAACCGGGACGACCTTGGTCGACAGATTTTAAGTCTGTTGTGTCTACCGATTCCACCATGCTCGCAAATTGGCCTCTCCTGCAGGACTCGAACCTGCGACCTACGGTTTAGAAGACCGTTGCTCTAATCCAACTGAGCTAAGGAGAGTTACGCTACCATTTCAGCAAACTTAACTGCAAGAGTCCTGTTTGCCTTCTTGGAGTTGGCGTGTTTCTTAAATGCTCGTGTGATATCACCTTTCTTTGCGTTATCTTTCACGTCGAATTCTGTTGTGTTAGTATCTGCGGAACGTCCATCGCAACGCAGGATAAAGTATCTATCATAGCCAGCAACGTTATCGTAAGAGGAGAACTTGTTCTTAAGGAACTGTTGACGTGCTTTGTAGAACTCGTTATGTCCAAGATCGATGTTACGCATACCGGAGTTGAAGTCGTTCCTGTTACCAGCAAGGAAGTAACCTGTTACTGAGTTACACTGCTTCTTGATATTCTTTAGAAGAGCTTCAGTCAAAGTAATACGATTGTCACCATTAGACTTAGTAGTTACGATGTTACCGTTAATGTTGATTGAGAAACCACCATGCTTATATTCATAGACATCTTCGTTCTCGTGGCGAGCAGCTTCAATCCTAGAACCATACCCATCTGTAAGAAGAATGAAGTTGGTCTTTTGAATGTTGTTCTGCTTAGTAAACCTTTCGATAAGAGTAGGTGCTGCAATCAACATCTCGTCCAATGGTGTACCACCCATACGTTCCATTTCGCTGAAAGCCATATAGTGGTGGTGATAAGCATAGAAAGAAGTCCTGAACAGGTTTTTGAAAGCTACTTCAAACTCACCTTTAGGAAGAGAAGAACTCAACAGTTGATAAAGCTTAGTGTCCTTATGTTCTACGTGTGAGTAAGGAGTCTTGACTTGTTGTGGCTTTCCACTGCTTGTAGAGGTAAAACCCCAGACTTGAAATGGAATGTTGACTTTCTTACAGAACATAGAGAGTACCAAGACCTGCTTGAGTACGTCACGCATAATGTGCTGCATAGAACCAGAGTAATCAACCATCATGAACATACCATGGTTCTTTGCATCCGGTGTTAGAGTCATACGCTTGAAGATATCGTCGGTATACTTATAGGCATACAGCTTGTTAACATCAAGAGAACCAGACCTAGCAGTCTGTGAGCGCTTAGATCTCCAAGCAGCCTTACGCATCTCAAACTCTTTAGCCATAACCATTACGATCTTCTTGTTATCTTCCAAGAAAGCTTCGTAGGAGTTTGTGAAGTTTTCGCTTGGTGTATCATAGGAATAAGTCTTTTCACGAGACTCTTTGATTGTCTTGTAAGTAACAATCATGTCATCAAGTTGTTCTTTGGTGAAGCCATTTGCAACGAAGGTATGATTACCTCTTGCGTCTTGATCGATAAGCTTGTGTTCGTTACTACGTTGAGCGTCATCGGTCTCAGAAGTAACTTCACCGCCTTTAGTGCCATCACCGTTAGCTTGGGCTACTCCATCGGGTGTTTCCGAATCTGTTTCATCGGCCTGTCCCTCAGGCTGTACATTGTTTCCAGAACCTTCACCTTCTTTTTCTTTTGGATCCTCTTCTGGTTCCATACTTTTAGATCCACCCTCTTCATGATTATCCATATCTGAAGGCTGATTAGCTTGCTGTTCACCTTGGTCAGCAGTTGGGTCAATAGATTCATTTTCCATTTCCATTTTATTATCGTCTGTATTAGGCATGGAAGGAGGATTCTTGACTGCGTTCTCTTTAGCCCACTCATAGAGCTTAGCACACACAGCCAATACATCTTCCCAAGTCTCAACTTCAAATGCTTCCTTGACCAAGGGTGCTTCGTCAGCAGAAAACTGAACTTGAATAAGATCGCGAAGCTTTGCCTTGAGATTGATACGGTCAATAAGGTTTACATATTGAGGTGAGATTGCAGGATACTTTGATGCACCAAAGAAGTCATCTTCGTCTAGTTTCTTGTAACCACGCTTGAACGAAGCTACAAGGCCAGGATACTTACGCTGAATAAGTTTTTCGATACGAATATCTTCAACAACATTCAAGAAGCTACGAGGACAACCAGGAATCACAACGTCAGCGTCGTGCCACCCTTCAGGTGGAGTAAAGAGGGCATGCCCAACTTCATGACCTACGAGGAGGTCATATACATTCTCTAACTGGGTCCAAAGCGGTAAACCAAGTACACGCTTCTCTACATCAAAGAAGGCAGTTTGAAAATTGCCGTGAATAACTTCGATGTTCTCAGTAGCTAAGAGCTTTGCTAAAATAGACTTTTGAGTATTGATCATCATTGTCTCCTTCCATTATTAGTATTATACCACAGTTAGGAGAGATTGTAAAGGACTTTTTTCACTTTTTTTCACTTTTTTTAGTTTTAACCACTAACATAGATCTGGTCACTGGGTCGACGCCATACTTTCTGATTGTGTAACTTGCCCAAGACTTCTTGAATCTCACGCGTCTGTTTTGCAGAGCGTAAGGCGTGTTCAATTATATCAATATCCTTTACCGTCAGTTCGAATTTCGTGTTAGGTTTCATCTTCTTTCTCTTTCGGAATCCATCTTTCGTCCCATATAGGGTCGGCTAAACTATATTCTTTAGGAACGGAACCCCACCCTACAGTGCGGTCCCATTGTCTTTGTGTGTATTTTACTTCAGGTTCGGAAGTGTCTTTACGAAGTCCGTTATCATTGGGAAGATCGGCTCCAGCGCTTTTGCGCACGCTCTTGCTACTTCGGTGCATTCTTTTTGTGTTCCATTTGCTGTCCTTAGTTCTACAAAGTGTGTCCATGATCTAAGTGTTCCGTTCATGTACATACGTGATATTGTCATACCCTCAGGCAAGACAGCCCTAGCTTGTTCCTTAGCAATACCATTCTGAATAGCCCAGTCATATGCAGACTTAGCAGTGTTCTCAACACCAGCCTGTCTCCTATTCCACTCTGTGACGAGTTCTTGTTGAGACGCATTCAATTGAATAGCAGGATCGTTCTCGATCTCAATAGAGTTCTGTCTGTTCTTTGGATCTTGGAGTCTACACTCACGCCTAGTGAAGGCACCAGCTAGCTCCTTGTCTGGCTCGGCATATCGCTGCGAAAACTCCTGGAAGGAGAATGAGCGATGTCTTAGGATTTGCCGAGCAATGTCTCTTGTTGTTGTGATTTCTAAACAAGCACTGGCCATCTCCAATGGAGACCAGTGATTGTGCTTTATAAGATACTGGACCAACTTGTCAGCAGTCTTCTTATTGTTTTGGTTGCCTGGATTAGATACCCTTGCGCAAAACGCTACAAGGTCTTGCGTATCTTCAATCCCTTCGATCCTGAACTGTTCAGTCGGAACCGAGTGGCTAACTAGTCTTACTTGCATTATGCTACCTTTGAAAAATTACGTTCTTTTGTGAATTCAATCTTGGACCTGAACTTACCGTCCAGCAAATCACCTTTGTGTGATATGACAAACACGTTACTATCATCCTCAAGTGTACCCAAGATCTTCATCAGGTTGTCAATGCCATCGTGGTCAAGCGAAGAATCAAACGTCTCGTCCAGAATCAAGAGGTTCGTGGACGTTGAGTTTTTCATCTTGGCTATTTGACGCCAAGTAAACAATAACGAGAGATCGATACGTTGCTTCTCACCTTCTGAGAAGGAAGCGTAGTTAAAGGCATCACGATGTCTTGATCTGATAACCTCATTGAAGTTCTCATCAAGATTAAACGAAACGAAAAAATCCAGAACTTGCAGGTACTGATTGACCAACTTGTTCATCACAGGCAGATACTGTTTAATAACCTTAGTCTTAATACCAGTATCTTTTAACATTTCAGCGGCAGCGTCGGAGTAACTCTTATCCTCCATTAGTCTTAGCTTGTTATCACCAATAGAATCACGTTGTGTTATCAGTTTATCTAGTTTAGAATTTGCCTGACCTAGATCTCCTTCACTACCTGTAAGTTTATTTATATCATTATTCAGAGTTTTGATAGCTTTTTGTAGCCTATCAATGGTAGTATTATTGGTATGAATATCCTGTTGCTTTGATCTGATATTAGCAATAGTCTCGTTTACACTTTCCAAGCTGGATACAACACTGTCAGATTCGGTAGCTACATCGTCAAGTGCTTCTTTCAGTTTTACCGCTTTGGCTTTAGCCTCGTTGATCTTACGATCTCTGAGTTCTTCACCGATCTCTTGTTCACAGGTAGGACATTCAGCGTTATCTTCATAGAACTTAGCATCCTTTACCGTTGTCTTAACCTGTTGTTCGAACTGGTGACGATAGTTCAGAAGTGTCTGTTTCTTATCGTTAAGCTTATTGACTAGGGATTCTGCCTCGCTATTGTGTTCATCAATGTAGTCTGATGCTTGCTTACACGCGGCTTGGAGGGCTTCGATTTCTGACTCATGTTGTTCAATATCTGCTCTTTTGGAATCCACTTGACCTGTATTGATTTCTGTAATTTCCCTGATATACTTTCTTTGTAGATCGATCTTCTCACGAGTGAGCTCCAGGTTATAGTTGGCATCCTTTATCTCCTCTCTTAGTTTACCGAGTTTGTCCTTCAATATGTTATTCATCTTTGAGAAGATATTGATATCCAATAGATCCTCAATCACCTCTCGTCTGTGCCCAGCGTTTAGTTGCATAAATGGAATAAAGGAAGAAGAGCCGAGCACGACGATCTGGTGAAATGATTTATGGTTTAGTTTTAAGATATTCTGTTCAAGGAACTTCTGATAATCACGGGCATTTGAAGCCTGATTAATCATGTTACCGTTTTGCCAGATCTCAAACTTGCCTGGATTGATACCACGAATGATCTTAAACTGGTGTTGCCCGACATCGAACTCTACCTCAACCATAGTATGTTTCTTATTGATACTGTTTACCAACTGATTCTTACTGATAGACCTGTGTGGTTTACCAAACAAACCAAACGACAATGCATCAAGCATGGTAGACTTGCCTGATCCGTTTTGTCCTACAACCAATGTAGATGGTGATCTATCTAGTTCAATCTTAGTTTCATTATTACCCGTGGACAGAAAGTTCTT